CTCGTGCTTGATGTTATTTGGATTATTTTTTTTTCAAAATCTCTCTGTACATTCTGTAAATATTGTGATTCTATTCCTTTAAAGACACCACATTCATACATTAAATTCCATAATAATGCCTTGTTTTCTTTATTTGTAAATGAATTTTCGTGACTCATATAGAAATATAATAATTATATTTTTATATTTTTATATTTCTAATTTTTTATATCAATTGGACCGATTAAAATATTCATTTCTTAATTTTTTCATTTTAGCATCAGGAACTCTTTTGTTCATAAATTCTTTAAACCCTTTACAATCTCGTAATAAGGTAATAATTAAATAAAGTGAAAACATACCGCACTCTGTGTTACTTTTTTGATGTTCAAATGGATGGTTTTGATAAAAATTCATTGAAATATTGATTTCTTCTGCTTGTTTAATAACACGATCAACCAATTTCATAATTTCGTCTGGTATTGGGTCACCGTTACTATCAAAATAAAATATGTATCCTTCTTTAATATTTATAAACATTGAAACCCAGTGTGAACCTTCTTTATAATGTGGGTCTAAGTTGAAAATAATACCTATTTTATTTTTCCCTTTTTTTATAAGTTTTTTTAAATTTAATTTACATAATTCTTCCCAAATACATTCACCATAAAGCCTGTGTGTATCAAAATCAATTGGAGACGGTCCAATAAATTCAAAACATTTATATTTTTTTTCATATTGTTTCATTACTCGCTCGATATCCAAACTTGTTAACCATTCGTATGGATCTTTTTCCCACGAAGTAGGTGATTCTGGAGCAAATGTATACGCCATAAGCGATTTTGTTGTATCGTCTTTCATAAAATTCTGTCTTAACCAACATGTTTCCACATTGCAAACATTACTCATATTATCTCTTAAGGTATTCCATATGTCTCTTGGTTCCGTGGACATAATTTTTACATCAGGATGACGAGCATTCCATAAAGTTTTCATTTTATTTAACGCATTGTCACTATAACAAGTATAATCCTTTTCTTCTGCGGATGGACTACACTTTGCCTTTTGGTATTTTTTTATAGTTTTTGGTTTTTGCGTCATTATATTTATATAATTATAATTATAATATAAATATATTTTTTATTCTTTTTTTTATTCTTTTTTTATTCTTTTTTTTAATCCTTTTATCTTAAGCTCGCGATTATGTAAATTTATTTGTTTTTTCTTGGGAGGCGGCATTTGTTTATCTATTTTAATTTGTTTTGTATTTACAAAAGTATCTAGAGTAGAAGTCACTACTCGATTGTTCATTATAACATTATTCGCCTCTTCAATGCTCATATCATATGATGATGGTAAGTCATCATCCATCTTTTTAAAATCATTTCCATCATATTCATTTTGTAATATTTCACTTTTATCGGTCATTTTAAAATATTCTATAATGACATTAACGTACTCATCATGTGCCTTTTTGATAGATTGACTAGGTGGGTCTTCCTTAAATAAATTTTTAGTAAGCGCTAATACTCGTTTTCTATAAAATTTGAATTCATTTTTATTTGCTAACATATTGTCCGGTGTTTTTTTTGCTAATCCTGTTTGGTAACTTGGATTAATTAAAAAATTCAGTGTTACGTTATCAGTAAATGATGATGTATTTGTTTGAACAGGTTGTCCTGAAATATCCATTTATTACTATTAAAGTAGTATTTTATTAAATTGTATAATAATTTAACTCAGTGTATTATACAAATTTCCTATAGTGCAGTATTTTTAACTTGTTGACGTGTGCAATTATCAAAAATACGGTTTCCAATATTACATGTGTTTGGATTAAATGGCTCCATTTGTGGGGTTGTAAATAACTCAGGGAATGGCTGCTCTACATTTCTCCCGCTTACAGTAACATTATACATATCACTATTACTACTTGGTACGTAAGCAGATTGTTCGCATTTTTGTAAAGCAAAAAACTGATTACGTAAACTAGACTCTACATTAACATTAGTGGCAAATCCACTCCAAGGTCCATTACGTTCCACACCCGGCGTGAATGTAGTTTTTCCATTAAAAGTCGGATACTTATTAAGTGGAACCGTTGCTGTTTGTCGTTGGTCCAATATTGGCATTACCGCGTATTTTGTTGATACAGCGCGCGTGTGTATTTGTGCTGGTCTAATTGAGGAAGAAGGAACATTTCGCGCAGAAATTCGTTCATTTAATTCTTGAACATGATCATCTCCACAGAAATATACACCATCTATTACTCCATATAACTTATCACTCATTATATAATAAATACAAATATATTATTATTATTACCTAAATACTTAATGCTATTATTTAATTATTGGAGAGATGTGCGGAATTTTTGCGCTAATTAATAATCAAAACACTTTTACAAAAGAAACAATTCAAAATGCAATAGATGTCGGAGTTAAACGGGGACCAGAAATAACAACTACTATAAATACAAATGACAAGGTTAATTTGACATTCCATCGCTTGGCAATAAATGGGTTAAATAACACATCAGGGCAACCACTTACTATAGACGACGTAACTGTTATTTGTAACGGAGAGATTTATAATTATCGTGAATTATTCAAGGCTATTAAGTTGCATCCGCACACTGATTCGGATTGTGAAATTATTATACATTTATATATTCGGTATGGTATTGAACATACACTTCAATTATTGGATGGCGTATTTTCATTTGTGATATACGATGCTCGTTCAGTTTATAAAAATAAACCAAAAGAAATAGATCATCAAATTTATATTGCCCGAGATCCATTTGGTGTCAGACCGCTTTATATTATGGAATATAATCCAAAAAAACTTAATATTAAAGATGATAGATATATTAATAATACATATGAGCCTATTATTGCTGTAGCTTCAGAGTTGAAAGTTCTAAATCAACTGTTGAATAGCGATAATAATAATACAGGTATTAATGCTAATCTAACTTATTCTTTAAATGGAGGCACAGCGTTTTCATCGCGTCAAGCATATTTATTTGATATTAAACAATTTCAACCTGGAACATATTCATCCTATGTTAAACCTTCTAAAAATTTTATTTTTTGGGAAAGTGATTGGCAAAATAAACAATATTTTGATATTATGGATAATACAAATACGAATACGAATATTCCTTCTATAGAATACAATATTACCGATATTAAAACGGTTATTTATCATAAATTAGATTCTGCTGTTAGAAAACGCGTAGTAGGAACCAGCGACCGTCCCATTGCGTGTTTGCTTTCGGGTGGGCTTGACAGCAGTTTAATAACTGCTTTGGTAAATAAGTATTATGAAAATACGCTTGAAACATATTCTATTGGTATGGCCGGGTCAGAAGACCTTAAACACGCCAAATTAGTGGCCGAACACCTGGGAACAAAACATACAGAAATAATACTTACTAAACAAGATTTTTTTGATATTATTCCAGAAGTTATAAAAGCAATTGAAAGTTATGATACAACTACCATAAGAGCAAGTGTAGGTAATTATCTTATTGGAAAATATATTTCTAAAAATAGTGATGCTAAAGTTATCTTTAATGGAGACGGAAGTGATGAACTTACCGGTGGATATATTTATTTTTTAAAGGCGCCTAATAATGCAGAATTTAATAATGAATGCCGACGATTACTTAGAGATTTGCATGCGTTTGATGTTTTACGCTCGGATAAATGTATTTCATCGCACGGATTGGAAACAAGAACACCATTTTTAGACAAAAATTTTGTTGAGTATTATTTAAGTATTCCTATATCACTTCGCAATCCTATTTCAAATCATAGTAATAACGTAAACGCAAGAATAAATAATAATAATAGGTCTACTGAGAAATTATTGCTCCGTCAAGCAATCCAACAATGTGACCCGGAATTATTACCTAATGAAATTTTATGGCGGACGAAAGAAGCATTCAGTGATGGCGTTAGCGGTGATGCTGGCTCATGGTTTGAAATTATAAAAACTAAAGTGGCGGAATTACAGGTTAACACTATAGAAACTAAAATAAATTCACCGGAAACAGACGAACAACGATACTATAGGGATATATTTGATAAAGAATATCCACAATGCGCTGATATTGTTCCATATTTTTGGATGCCCAAATATGTTAATGCGACTGATTCGAGTGCACGAAGCTTAAAAATGTATCAAGAATTGTAGAAAAATAAATATAATAGAAAAATAAATATAATAGAAAAATAAATATGATAATATAATGTATAATGATATCATATTTATTTAATAAGTCACGAATAACATGGCATGAAAAATTATATTTATATGCTATTTATCTCTCTTACATCTTATTTGCAATTGCTTATACTGGAATTATTGTTTTATCTCCCGAGTATTTACAGACATTGAATTCCTTTATAAAATATTATGTTTCTTTATTTTTAATTATACGATTTAATCCAATTACGAATGCTACTTTGGCATTTCGTGATTTCGATCGCAGAATTGTTTTTTCTGCTGGAATGTTTTTATTCTTAACCACATCGGCTATGCAGATTGCAAAGAGATATTTACATAATATTGTTAATGATAACGTTATTAATGACCAAGTTATTAATGACCAAGTTATTTACGAACACGCCTAGTCGAATTTTTATTTGTTTTATTTGATTTCTTGATAGTATATTTTCTTTTATTTTTCTTAAAAAACTCTTCAAGATGTATTATTATTTGCTTACTTATTACAGTATCAATATCTTTTTCATCGTTATTTTTTGGAATTGTCTTATAATTACATTTTTTCATATAAATTACTATTGTGTCCATAAAATCCTGCTTTGACATGTTTATTTTTTTAGAATATTTATCATAATATCTCTCCGCCATTTCCCTATAATCCATAGAAAATGTGTAGGGTTTTAAATTAATATAGTAAACATTGAAGTCTTTCATCCGCGGATGATATTGATCATCTAGAAAACAAATTTCGGTGTTTTCAGGGATTTTTGTGCACTTAATGAGATCATTGACACTTTTATCATGACTGGTTCTACACATCTCTACTTTTTTACCTTGAACCTTGAAAGCGGCTATTATTTGGTCGAATATTTTTGAATTTAGTTTATTTTCAAAATATTCACTAATCATTTTAGCCCAACTTTTAGGACCTTGATTATTTGTATAAATCATAATTTTATCACATTCTTTAATCTTTTTTTTATCCAGAAGATAATCAAGAATGTTTATTATGTTTGGACGTAAAAATTCTGGAAATAAATCAATAATTTCAAAAAAACTTTCGTTATTAATTTTTATATCTACATGTGGGTTTTTTGATATTTTTTCTAGTGCGTCCCAAAATATACCAATCTCCACAAAACAACCTAATGTTTCATCCAGATCAAATACTACAATCTTCAATGTTTTTTTTGTTTCGGGCATTTCACTAATAGAAGGTGAGAATAAAAAATTAAATTTATACAACACATGACATGCGATAAATAATATGGATATACACGCTATTAGAATAAATGAACCGTTTTCTTTAATAATATTATATGTTGTTTCCATTATTATATAAAAAATATAGTTTTTAATTATCACAGATTTAACTCTAAATAATTAAAATCATATGTATA